GACGCTCTATGACACTGACACCGGGCAGAACCAACTCCAGCCGGTGTACCAACCGAACGCCGACGTGAACTCGATGGCGCTCGACATTCGCCGCACGGAAGGCCGCATTGCCCAGGCGTGGTACAACGACCTGTTCCTGGCCATCACGCAGATGGAAGGCGTGCAGCCCCGGAACCAGCTCGAACTCTCCCAACGCAACCAAGAGCGCCTGCTCCAGCTCGGCCCCGTTCTGGAGCGCCTGCACAACGAGTTCCTCACGCCGATGGTCGACCGCACCTTCGACCGCCTGGTCGAAATCTCGACTGACCAGAACGGCAACTGGCTCGATCGCTCCGTCATTCCGAAGCCGCCGCCCGAACTCGAAGGTCGCGACATCGCCCCGAAGTACATCTCGTCGATCGCCATCGCGCAGCGCGCGGCCGGCACCGGCCCGATCGAGCAGGGCCTCGCGTTCGTCGCTGGCCTGATTGGTTCGGGTCTGTCGGACGGGTTGAAGATCGACGGCGACCAAGCCATCGACGAACACCTGAGCCGCATCGGCACGCCGGCGCGTATCGTTCGCCCGGACGAAGAAGTCGCGAAGATGCGTGAGGAGCGCCAGCAGATGGCGCAGGCCGCGCAAATGGCGGAGGTCGCCGCTACGGGCGCCAAGGCCGGTAAGGACCTGATGCAGGCTCAAGCCGCCGGCCAGCCGCAAGGGGGCCGTCGATGAACTACGCGGACGAAGATTATCTTGACGGCGATCTGGAGGTATCACGCGATACCCAGCTCGCGAAGTTGTTCGACGAGGATTTGAAGAAGACGCTCGGTACTTCGTTCGGCCGCGCCGTCCTACACCGCCTGATTTTTGCGCCGAGCTTCGGCAACCTGGAGGGGGCTTCTGCGGTCGAAAATCCCTTGCACATGGCTTTTGCCTCCGGTAAAAAGAGCGTAGCGCTGAAACTCCTTCAGGAGTTGCGGCGTATAGACAAGTCCCTCGTCCGCTTGGCCGAGGACGAACACGACGCAAGGCTTCAAGCCTGGAAAGGAATGTGATGGCAGGGGAAGAAACCGGCGCTCCGCAAGGCGGCGCCCCGAATACGGGAGGTAACGCTCCGGCGGCCGAGACCCTTTTGACCGGCGGTGACAAGCCTGCGGATAAGCCGGCCGACAAGCCCGCGGATAAGCCCGCGGACAAGCCAGCCGACAAGCCGACCGACAAGCCCGCGGACAAGCCGGCCGATAAGCCGGCGGTGCCCGAGACCTACGAAACTCCGAGGCTGCCCGAAGGTGTCACCCTCGAAGAGGCCGGTCTCCAGGGCTTCAACGCTCTGGCGAAGGAAGTCGGCCTGACCCAGGAGAACTACAACAAGCTTGTCGACTACTACGTCAAGCTTGAAACCGAGAAGACGGCCAACATCTCGAAGGCGTGGGAAGCGACCGGAAAGACTTGGGCTGACGCCGCGAAAGCGGACAAAGAGATCGGCGGCGCGAAGTTCGAAGAGAACGTAGCGCTGGCGAAAGAGGTCCTGAAGAAGTTCGGAACTCCCGAGCTGACCCAGGCCCTCGTGCAGTACCAGATGGGCAATAATCCGGAGGTTCTCCGGTTGCTCGTCCGGATCGGAGCCGCCGTTAAGGACGACACGTTCGTTCCCGGCGGCAAAGGCACCAACCAGGCTACGCGTCCGGAAGATGTCCTCTTCCCCTCGATGCGTAACCTTACCTAAACCAAGGAGGTCTGAAACATGCCCGCGCTTTCCACGGCGAACCCCACCCTCCTCGACCTGGCGAAGGTGTCCAACCCGGACGGCTCCATCGCCAAGGTCGTGGAAATCCTGGACCAGACGAACGAGCTGCTCCAGTTCTTGCCCATCATCCAGGGCAATCTTCCGACCGGCCACCTGACGACGATCCGTACGGGTCTGCCGTCGGTGACGTACACCACGATCAACTCGGGCGTGAACCCGGGTAAGGCGACGACCGTGCAAGTCACGGAAAGCTGCGCCCGTCTCGAAGCCTACGGCGAAGTCGACAACCGCCTCGTCGAGCTGGCCAAGGACAAGGCGGCTTTCCGTCTCGCGCAGGAACGCCCGCAGATCGAAGCGTTCAACCAGGAATTCATGCGCGCGTTCTTCTACGAGAACGTGACCACGAACCCGGAACGCTTCTCGGGCCTCGCCCCGCGTTACGCCACCCGCAACCTCGCCACCGCGGCGTGCGCGGAGAACGTGATCCACGGCGGCGGTTCCGGCTCGGACAACGCTTCGATCTGGGTGCTTACCCTGGGCGAAGGCACGATCGCCGGCCTGATCCCGCAGAACTCGACGGCGGGTTTGAAGGTCGAAGACAAGGGCCTCGTCACGGTCGAGGACGTGTCGAACGGTTCGAACCTGGGCCGCGCCGAAATGTGGCGTACCCGCTACGAGCTAAAGATCGGCCTCACGGTGCAGGACTGGCGCTACGGCGTTCGCATCGCGAACATCGACAAGTCGGACCTGACGCCGGATGCGGTCTCGGGCGCGAACTTGCCGCGCTTGCTGTATCGCGCGCTGAACTTGATCCCGTCGACCTCGATGGGCCGCACGGTTATCTGCATGTCGCGCAACATCCGCACGACGCTCGGCGAGCAGACGGCCGAAGGCACCAAGAACTCCTCGCTCAAGGCGGAGGATGTCGGCGGCATCATGCGTACCACGTTCCAGGGCTTCCCGATCCTCCGGGTCGACGCTCTGGCCGCGGACGAAGCGCTGGTGCCGGCGTAACGGTTGAAGCCTCCCCGGATTAACCCCCGGGGAGGCATCCGCCTATCGAACCCGAAAGGAGAAATCAATGGAACTCGATCGTCTCAATACCTTCGCCGACAACGTGGCGATGGCCGGTGGTACGGGTCGTCAGGTCATCGGCGACCAGATCGACATGCGCTTGGTGGCTCAGAACATCGGCGCCGGTCGACCGGCTTACATCTACGGTGTCGTCACTCAGGCGTTCACCTCGGGTGGCGCTGCCACCGTCGACTTCGAGGTCGTCTCGGATGCGACGGCGGCTCTGGCCACCGACGGCTCTTCGTCCCGTCACCTGTCCTCCGGTGCGATCCCGGTCGCGCAGTTGACGGCCGGCCGCGTCATCCTCTCGGTGGCGCTGCCGCAAGGCGCTCCGCTGTACGAGCGCTTCCTCGGCATCGTCGCGAACGTCGGCACGGCGGCCCTCACGGCCGGTCGCGTCGACTTCTACCTGACCTACGATCCGCCGGATGCGTGGCAGTCCTACGCTGACGCGGTGAACTAAGGGATGATCCGGGGATAGCTTCGGCTATCCCCGGACTTCTCTCGAACAAGGAGGAAGGAAAGCATGGCTTACTATTTCTTGCAGAACGCCTGGTACGCCCCGAACGGTCAATACTTCGAAGCCGCCCGCGTGTTCCCGGTCGACATCCCCGACGCGCTCGTTCCGTTCTTGCCGAAGTCGGCAGAGGCGGCCGACGCCAATGCGTCGCGCGCCCGCCCGCAACCGGCCATCATGGCGAACATCAAGACGCTCGGCGCCCCGATCGTGAACAGCCACACGCTGTTTGCCGATCTCCAGGCGAAGACGCAGGCCGCCAAGCCGGCCGAAGAGCCGAAGCCCGTCGAGGCTCCTGTCGAACCGTTGCCGTCCGAAACTCTCGCCGAGCAAGCGGCGGCGGAGGATTTCGCCAAGGCCCAACAGGAAGAGCAGGCGACCGCCAAAAAGCCCGTTACCGGCCGCCGTCGGAACTAGTCCGCCATGTCGGCGTACACTTCATCCGTGCAGATCGCCAACCTGGCCCTGAGCCACCTCGGGGTCAATGGCATCGAGAGCTTCACCGAGCGATCGGTCGAAGCTCGCACGATGAAGCAGTTCTACGACACTTGCCGGCGCGAGGTCCTGGAGCGGTTCGACTGGAACTTCGCTCGCAAGCGCGTGGCTCTGGCGCTCCACCCCGAGGCCGCGCCGCTTGGCATGTGGGAGTTCCGTTATACGCGCCCCGCGGAGTGCGTGGAATTCCGCCGCATCCAGAACCCGCTCGGAGAGCAAGCCGATCCGGTGCCCTTCCGCCAAGAAGCGGCGGCGGACGGCTCGCTCTCCATCCTCACCGACCTGGAGCAAGCGATCGGCATCTACACCTACGACTGCCAAGTCGTCGAGGCGTTCACCACCAGCTTCGGCGTCGCCCTGTCCCATTGCTTGGCCTGGCGCACGGGTTTCGCCCTGACCAAGAAGCGCTCGATCGCCGACTATCAAGGTCAGGTCTACGCCAACATGATCCGTGCCGCCGCCGGCCAGAACGCCAATGCCGCCACTCCTCCGCCGCCGGTCGACGCCATCTGGATACGGAGCCGATAGAACATGCCCGCCCTAATCCAGCCCTCGTTCGCGAAGGGTGAAGTGGGTCCGGACATCTACGGTCGCGTCGACACCGCGGCCTACCGGATTGCTCTCCGTCGCGCCGTCAACGTCGTCATCCGCTCCTCCGGCGGCGCTCGTCGCCGTGGCGGTATGCGCTTCGTCGGGCCGTGCAAACAGCACACGAACAAACCTCGTTTGATCCCGTTCGAGTTCAAGAAGCTCGACACTCACATCCTGGAGTTCGGCAATCAGTACATTCGCGTGATCCAGGGGGACAACTACGTTCTCGAAGCCACGAAGAATATCACCGGCATCACGCAGGCGAACCCGGGCGTCATCACCTCGAACGCGCACGGGTTCTCCAACGATCAGCAAGTTTTCATCTTAGGCGTCGGCGGCATGACCCGGCTCAACGGTCGTTGGTTCATCGTGGCCAACGTCACGACTAACACGTTCACCTTGCGAGATCAGGTG